TTGATTTCCTGCGGCAATTTTAATGATGGCGTCATCTACGGCGAGGTTGTCCACTTGTAAAAATGTTGTATTGCCGCGAACTTCCAAGTTTCCACCAACGACTACATCGGCTTGTGTGGTAATTGTATTTGCTTCGACGTCACCATAGACGTGAAAGTTGATTGGGTTTGAAGGGTCTGGTGTTAAAGAGACACCATCAACACTCGCAGTGCTATGGGCGACGATGAATTCTGTTTCACTGGCATCATACCCAAAGACGACATTTGCGGGATTTTGTACACCTATGATTATACCTGTATCTGCCAATCCGTTATTCCCTAACCCTATGATTGGGTCACGAATAAAGACGTTTTCAGAGTACAGGTAGGATGTCGCCCCATGGACGACGAGATTTCCTTCAATTGTTGTGTTCCCCTCAACAATAGTATTTCCATAAATTCTATTTAATGTTCCATTTGTGGTAAAATACGTTGAATTAAAATTCCCATCCACCTGAACATCTCCACCCACGTGCAACTCATATTCTGGTTCAACATTAATACCAACAAACCCATCCGTCTTCAAGGACACGTCACCAGTGAGATGGAGTGTATTTGATGTCGTATTTCCCATGTCGGAGATGTATTGGAGGGTGAGGTTGGAAATGTTCCCACCATCACCTGTGATTATACCTTCAAACTCTGGGTCCACTTCAAGGGCACTGATACGCGCGCTGTTATCAACGAGCTGTGCTGGAAGTACTTCGAGAGCGCTGATGCGCGCACTGTTCGCGGCCAGGTTTGACACGGCATCGTTTAACAGCAGCGCATTACTTTGAAGAGATGTTTCCAATGTTGACACTCTAATACTATTTGAGAGTGCGTATGTCTGCAACAACGCAATATTTGCAAAATTATTTGACGAGGTCACTTGCAAGTTTGCGATGTTTGCAGTGTTTACGGAAATTCTAAATGAATTATCTTCCAACCGTGTACTTAATGTTGTGATTCTATTACTATTATCTGTGAGATTGCTTTCCAAATTGTTGAGACGTGTGTGAACATTTATATTCACATTTGCTTCTAAATCTTGAATGCGTAAAACATTAGATGTATGATAGGCGGTGAGTGTAGATATTCTTTGAGAATTGTTTTGAAGATTAAACTCCAAATTACTCACTCTCACACTATTTGCCGCTAAATTTGATTCTAAGTTCCCAACTCTAATACCGTTAGAGGTCATTTGCGTTTCCAAATTGGATACACGCAGAGCGTTCGACGCGGCATCCGTCTCTAAGACTTCAATACGCGACACGTTGTCTTCGAGGTGTGCTTTGAAAGCCACCCCAGTGAGTGTGCGTCCATCACCAAAATAGGCGTTGGCGTAGACGTCGCCGACGACGTTCATGGTCACGAGATTTGAAGAGCTCGTAATAAATCTTTCAGATGCGGTGTTTGGTGTGTACCCCACAAACAGCTCATCTTGGGCTTCACGGTACACGACACCTACATTTTCACCTGGTCTTTTCATCAACACACCGAGGTCATACAATAAATTTTCATTGACATTGTTTTGACCCAACTCAATAATTGGGTCTTTCACGGAGATATTTTGAGAATAAATTAAAGTTGTTTCTCCAAAAGTTGTGAGATTTCCTTCGATGTATACATTCCCTCTGGCATACAACACATTTCCAGATGATGAAGTGTCATCAATGTATACATTTGAACCAATATCTAATGAATGTGTGGGTTCAGTGTTCCCTGCGAGACCCACTGGTCCAGAGGACACGAACCCATTTGTGAATTGTACAACCTCTGTCGTTGTATTCCCAGTTTCGGTGACATACTGAAGAGTTTTATCAAAAGCTTCAACTTGTGTCGTTACGATTTCATTCGTCGCCGTGTTATAGGCGAGGACATTCGTCGTAGATTGCACATCATACCTGATGGGTGAGACAAACGTACCCGAATGTGGTGCCTGCACTATGGTGTCAGAAGCGTTCACAATGATTGAGTTCTCAGCCTGTGTGTGGGGCTGGAGCTTCCCAATGCGAACCTTCTCTCCGCGCTCCACGGTATTAAGGTTCTTCACCATTTATATAAAGGGGTATTTTAATTTGCAAAACGAAGAGCACCGATTCCATTTTGTATAGTCAAAATGTTATAGGAGCATGCATAAATTTTATCAATAAGATTTCTGGATTCACTGTGTATTTTAAACGATGACACCCTTGAAAAGTTGAGTGTTCCCGTTGGTTGTAAGCTGCTGGTGTCATTTGCAAAGCTGTGAAGGAACACATCTGGAGAGGACACAGATGTTGTGTGATAGTATGCGGGGACATCTAAAAAGTTTGGTCTGGCCCATTTATATGGGGCGAGTTCAACACCATTCACTGAAAGTTTAATTCTGTTATTCGGTGCGGTGAGGGTGCTTCCAGAGAAGATGTTTGATGAGGCGATAAATTTCACGGGATGGTTAAATGTGAGCTCTTGTGTTCGTTCGTAGGAGGGTGGTGTTGATTGAATTTGATAGATGAGCATGTCCACCGTTTGACCGGCGATTTGTGCTCTCTCCATGGCATCTAAGAAATAATAGTTGCTATGGCACTCCCACGTGTAATTTCCTGCGAGTGGACCCCATCGAATGCGCAACTCAACTTCCTGGTATTGAAGGGCACACATTGGAATGGCAGATTCCACGGCTTCACAGAAGAAGAATCTCAGTGGGTAAAACCACGAGGAACGACCACCAGGGCCAAGGGACCCTTTAGATGTGTTTTTGGCGAGCATATCGAGGGCGACGTATTGAGAAAATTCAGAGGTCTGTTCATCAATAACCTGACCACCGATGACGAGTTGTACGGATTCAATAAGTTGGGTCCAATCCGAAATTTCAAAAGTTGTCGTTCCATCGTCAACTGTAAAGTAGGTGTACCCTAACATGTCCCCATTGCGTGCAAGTGTGATTGACGAGTACGAGTTCGAGCGCACAGCCCCCTGAATTTGTTGTTTTTCAATGGCTTGTGCGAAGGGTGTGTGTCTTTTGTACGTGGCGGAAAAATGGCTCATTTCTGGTTCGCTCGAGATCCATTCATCTTGAGCGCCCAGGCATACGAGTTGCGTGATGCCCGAAGACATTGTTATAGTATGTTAAGAAAAATTAAAGATTCGGTCTCCTGCAAACAAAACGAATCACAAAAAAGTTTGCACCTGTGTCTGATGAATTTTTAATGGTATTCCCATTCTGGTCCAACAGGGTCACCGTCAACTTATCGATGCGACGAATAGGGTCGATGTACTGCGCCACCACGGGATAGTTGTCCTTAAATGTGATGAGCGTGTTTCCATTTCCATGCGTCGCACTTTCTGTGATGATGCTCCCAAAGGCACTTCGCACCACGGAGATGTTCCCCTGTCCTGTGTGCACGCCGGATGTGCCGGGAATGGCGGCACGGTCGTTGAAGTGCGTATCCAACTCATCGATGGACAGGTACAGGTGTTCGGTCTGAAGGTTCGCGTGGACGTGCGCCGCCAGAAGACGAGCTTGCACGACGTTGCGAAGGGGGGTTTGAAGGTGTGCGACGAACGTATTTGCACTCGCCTGACCAATACTATCCACGGTAATCGTGTGATATTCGTAGGCGAGGTCAGGGATTGTGGAATCGGCTGTTACCAATGCCATTATTTATACTAGTATCTTAGATAATTTCATAATCGGCTTGCTCGCGCACCAACTTTTCAGCACCACACAGGCCACCCGGGCGGAACATGGAGTACGTGCTTTCCCCTTCCATGCCACTACCGGCGACACACTTGACATCGTACGGGAGGTCAAAAAGGGACCCTTCGTTCTTCGCCTTGATGGTGAGCTCCATCGGGGTGTAGTTGCTTCGCGACGCCATCAACACAAACACGGCGATAATCAGCAGAGCGATGAGCTTCAACGCGTTGCGGTTGGTCTTGTTAAGGTTGAACATTTTTTGATACTATATGTTTAGAAAATAAAGTAAAGTGCGTTAAAGATTTTGATTACTTTTAAAGATAATACATTAGATGGACGGTGAAATTATTCTGGACAGAGGTGACACTAATGTTATGAAATTAGATGATGACGAACAGCGGCTGATGGATGAAATTCAAATTTCTGTCCCGAAACCGAAAAAGGCACCCAGGCCCGGTCAAAACTTCAGATCACGACCGCCGCCTGTGATGCACCACCAGGAAG